GTCTAGGCTTAGCGCGTCGTACGGATTTAGCCCCCCCTGGGGGTGTTGCCGAAGCCGCCGTCCTCGCGCGCGGTCTTGGCCGAGTGGCACGCCGAACAGAGCGATTGATGGTTGCTCGAGTCCCAGAACAGGCGCTTGTCGCCACGATGGGGAACGATGTGATCGACATCGCTCGCTGCCGTGATGCGGGCTTGCCGCACGCACTGGCTATGCTCGACGCTATTGCCCTCATCACGGTCACCGCAGAGCGGGCGCAGCCGCAGCCAATGCCGGCGATAGTTCTGCCACTTCGAGCCGTAGCCGCGCTTCGACGACGATTCACGCCGCGCGTCGATCTCCTGGTAGCGCTGACGCTCATGCGCTGGGCAGCGCCCCTTGGCCACCAGCACGCCGCAACCGGGATGCGGGCACGGGCGCAGTGCAGACGTCGGCATTGGGGACCTAGAAACGCGAAGGCCCGAGAGTCGCTCGGGCCTTGGAGACAGTTCTGCGTTGTATCGAAGTGAGGCGGATTTTCGCCACGAAATGGCGGGTTGTCAACTGGACACGATTCCCGAGGCCTTCAGCCGGCCGTCCAGCTCGTGGAAGCCGGGGCGCTCTTCGGCCTTGAAATGCTCGAAGACTCGTTTGTTGTAATCGCTCGCGGTGTGGCGGTCGACCCCGCAGGCCTTGGCCATCTCGACGAAGCTTTCCTTCACGCCAAAGTAGCGCATCACCAGCGCTCGGCGCAGGCGGAAGTGGGAGAAGGTGCCGGTGAGCCCGGCCACCAGGGCGTATTCGGTGAGGTAGTCGACCGCGGCGCGCCAGTCGGCGCTCTCCCGATAGCCGCGACAGCACGACGCCCGGCACGAGCAGGGCGCGGATTGCGGAGCGTAGCGCGCTGTGAGCAGACGCTGGCGCAGCGTCGTGAGCTGCGTGAGCTCGACCAGGATCATGCCGGCCTGAGCGGCGCCGTCCAGGCCGCCGAGGCCGCGATCGGCGTGCTGCGTGCCCACCGCCCGGGCGAGGAAGCTTTTCTTCAGGGTGCCGTGAGAGAAATTGAAGGCGAACGTGAGCGCCGCATGCGCAGAGGCGAAGAGCGGCTCGCCGGCCGGCGGCGGGCATGGCGGGGATTCCGGGGTTAATTTCCCTCTGTTCTCTAATTTATGCATTGACCTTCCTTTCTCTATTCTTTGTTTCTCGTTTTTCCGCGCGTGATAAGAAACAAACCCCTTAATCCCCGCCAAGCCCGGCCGAATCGGGTGCCGCTGGGATCGGAACGAACACGGCACGCAACGGCAAAACATCGCGGCCTCAGCGCCTTAGCTTGGGTTCATGGTCTCCACCTTCCACAAGTGAGTGTGGTCCTTCGAGCCCTTGCGCACCAGGCGCTTGGGCGGCATGGGCTTGCGCGGCGCCTCGCCATCGCGCGGCTTGCCTGAATCGCTGACGATGCGGTTCTCGTGCTTGCGCAGCCAGTGCGCCAGGCGCTTCGGGTTCAGCGCGCCATCGCGGTCTTTACAGATATCCCGGAGCACGAGGTCGAGCGCGTCGGCGCCCGGCGCACGCACGGGCGCCGGATCGCTGCGGCTGCGCACCGCCGTCTCGATCGCCTCGCCGGCGGTATAGGGCTCCTCGCCGAAGCACGTCTCCCACGCCGTGATCACGCGCAAGAGCTCGTTGCGCGCCGGGTCCTCGTGCTCGATCTGCTTCAGCGAGTCGCACGGATCCGCGCAGTCGAGCCAGATCAGCGGCGCGCGCACCATGTCGGTCCAGCGCTCGAAGCGGCCCCAGGTCTCGCAATAGTCCTGAACGCGCTGCTTCGTGGCGATGAACGCCCGCATGATGGTCAGGCCGGCCGCGACGAGCTCGGGGCGGTGTTGGGTGATCCACTCGCGCTTCTCGATCTCGAATTGCCGCTGCTCGGGGTGCTCGGTCTTGGCGTCCATCCGGCACATCAGGGTGCGGGTGCTGGTGTCGCCGGCGATCGTGAGGTGGTTGCCGTTCGCCATGAAGAGCGTCGTGGTCGGCACCGTCATCATCTCGGTCTTGCCGAGCATGCGCTGGCGGAACGATTCGCTCGTCAGCACCACGTTCAGGGTCTCGTTGTCGAGCGGCCGCTCGACGTTGTCGATCAGGACCACCTGGTCGCCCTCGGCCAGGATGGCGAGCATGGTCTTGGTGAATTCCTCGTCCGTGTCGGCGTACTTGATCGCCGGCGCCGACACGCCCGTCGCCATGATGGCGATCGAGTCGACGAGCAGCGTCTTGCCCGTGCCGGCCTGCGGCGCCGTGATGCCGCCGAGCGGCGCCGAGGGCAGGCTGCGCCGCACCAGGGCGGTCAACGCGAGCGCGAGCGCCACCGACATGTCCGTGCGCGACTCGAACGGAAACGAGTCGAAGGCCTCGCGGAACTTGCGCAGCGCGCGCTCCGCCTCTTCCTTCGACGGAGCATCCGGGATCTTCGGGAAATCGATGCCCAGCGGGTCGTACCACGTCTGCGAGTCGACGTCGTAGCCCGGCTCCTGCAGCAGCGTGCCGTCGGGGCGCAAGGTCGGCGTGCTGATCGCCGACCACAGCCGCGGCACCTGCCAATGACCGCGGCGCGCCATGTACGTTGCGGCCGCCTGCTCGGGCGCGTTGCTCGGCACCCAGGCGCCTTTCTGCGAGCTGAACTTCAGCCAGCGCGCCGCCCGCGTGAGCTGCTCGATGAGATGCGCCTGCTCGATGCCCACGATGCCGAGCGCGCCCGGCGCCCGGCGCTTGTAGTGCCGCACGCTCGGCTGGTCGCGCTTGATCACGCGCACCAGGAACCCCGCGCGCTGGTAGATGCGCAGGCCGGATTTCAGCAGCGCATCCTCGGCCTGGTCGACGCACTCCGGGAGCTTGCCCTGCGTCCACTTGATCACCGGACGGTCGTCGTCCGGATCGCCGCCCTCACCGCCCGCCTCTGCAGGCGGCTTGCCCGAAGAGCCCGCGCCTTTGTCCGGCGCGCGCGTCCTCGAGGCCTTGCGCTCGAGCGCGATGCCCAGGCGCTCGGCGAGCCAGTGCAGCGCATCTTTTGGCTTCTTCCTGCCCCATTCGACCACCAGGTCGATCGGGGTTCGCTTCCCTTCGCGTGGATCGCCCATGTCGGCAACACCGAAGTCGACAATGCCTTGCGGCATGATCGACAGGTCCTCTTGAAGATCGCGACCGAGATCCCGCTGCGCGATGCGATAGCCGTCCTGATACGCGCGGGCGGATGGGAAGAGCGACGGCACCCACGCCGGCAGATTGCGGATCGCCGCGTCGTTGATACGCGCGAAGTCGTTCTCAAGCTTCGCCGGCGCCGGCGGTGCCTCGGGCGAGCTCGCCGACTTAGGCTTCTTGCCCCTCACCGTGACGAGCAGCCGCCGGAGCACGAGTTCCGGTATGGCGTTCGCAGTCTCAGGGGTGCCGGCATAATGGCGGCCGGTCACGGTGAAGAACTGCGCACCACAAAAGACCTCGACACCGACTTCATTGCTCTTGAAGCTGCCACGCTTGCCGAGCACCGACGAGGTGTCGCCCTTCACATAGATGTGCACGCCCTTGCCGGAAGGCGAGTACTCCGTGAAGCTGTCGCAGGCCTTGATAATGTTGCGGCCGCGCTCCGAGATCTCGCCCGTCTCCCCGTCGATCATGCCATCCAGGTCGATCCCGATCAGCCCGTCGCCGGGTAGAAACGCGAAGCCGATGCCGCCCTTGCCCTCGGGCGGCGATGCCGCCACCGCGGCGCCATAGCTCACCAGGCGCTTGCGATCTTCGTCGCTGCCCTGCTTGCCGTGCCGGCGGCCGCCGTCGACGTAATACGGCATCTTGGCGAGCTTCTCCTGGCCCGCCTTCTTCTCGAACTTCCAGATGAGCCATTGCGGCCGATCGCGGAGGGCTTGCGGGACCATGCGCTCAGAGAACGTGTTCCGGCCAGGGCTTCGGCACCGCCGCGCGCACGAGATAGAGCAGCTCCGGGCGCATGTCGAGGAGCTCGCCAGTGAGCACATCCTCGAGCTCCCGGCTGCCGTCGGCATTGATCCCCCGGCAGATGAAGTCGCGGCCGCGTCGAGAGCGGACCAGATCGCCGGGCTTTATCGTTGGAAGCTTTTCGCCGACGGGGGCGCGCATCAGGGCGGGCCTCCGCGCAGTCGAGGTCGCGTCAGTAGCCGCAGGATGGATTGATAGATCAGCGTACGAATGGATCGAGGGTCGCCTTGCGCGGGGTTAAGAAACGCGGCGCGTAGGACGAACTCCTCCCACCAGAACGGATGCGGGAGCCGCAGGGACCACCAGAGAAAGCAAACGAGCGAGTTCACCCCTGCTGCCTTGAGGCGATCGGCACCACCACGCCCAGCGCCTTCAGCGTCTGCACCGAGCGCTCGAAACGGGCGACGGCCTCGACGAACTCGCGTTGCGCCTTCTCCTGCTGATCCTCGATGCGCAGCGCCTTCGGGCGCTCTGTGCCGAGCACGTCGCAGCGGTAATAATGCGCCGCGGAGTAGCCGCGCTTCTGCACGGCGCGGCGCATGATGAGCTGCTCCTGTTCGTCGGTGAAACGCTCGCGGCGCTCGGCGTTGAGCCGGTCGTTCACGCAGTTGCGGCGCGCCTCGGGCGTCTTTTCGCGCCAGAACCACTCGCCGACTTCCTTGGAGCCGCCCACGGCGATGACATCGTCGCGCAGGGCGTCGAGATAGCTATCCCAGGGTCCGATAACCAGCTCAAGCTGATGCATGGTGTCCGTCCCTGTCCGTAAAAAACGGACACCGACGGGCAGCAAACCCGTAGGCAAAAAAAGGGCATTCGCGTGGAATACGCGTCGTGCAGACACGACAACTGCCCATCTCGTTCCCTTCGCCGCCTTGGGGCGGCCGTGTTCTTAGGTGCTGGGTTGCAGCTCGAGCTTCCCCTGCGTGGGTGGCGGCTGATCGAGCGGATACACGTCCCCGGCGAGCTCGTGGCGCGTCACCTGCCCCTCGACGGCCGACTCGATCGCCAGCACTTGGTTTTTGGGCCGCACGGGAATCCCGCGCTTACGCCAATTCGTGATCACCTGGGGCGACACGCCAAGCTTCCTGGATAGAGCCTTCAGGCCACCCGCAATTTCGATTGCGCGCTCTAGTGCTTCCACCCGCTCAATATACACAGCGTGTTGATGATCTGCAAACACAGCGTGTAACCGCCCGAAGGAGCGCGGAAATAAACTTTGTGTGTATGAGCTTGCCTGAAGAAAACACCATCGATGCGACGCCGCTCTTCGAGCGCATCGACCAGGAGAAGGGCGGCGCAGCGCGCTTCGCCCGCCTGCTTCATATCAGCCCGCAGCGCCTGGGCAACTGGCGCCGCCGCGGCATTCCGGCGAGCAAGCTGACCGCCGTCGCGGCTGGCCTCGGCACCACGGCCGAGGACTACCTCGCGAGCATTGGCAAAGCCCCCCCGCGCGTCGCCCAGCCAATGGCGGTCTATCGCACGGTCGACGAAGAGCAGCTCATGCAGGACTACCGCGCGGGCTCACCGACATGGCGGCTGGTGCTGCGCCTGCTCGCTCGCCTGCCGGAGAACGAGCAGGAGCAACTCGCGAGCGCGCTCAACCTGCTGCTCACGCGCCTCGGTGCGCCGACAGCGCCAAGCGAATCCCGCGCCGCACCAAGTTCCGAGCGATTCGCACAGCGAACACGCGAACAACCGGATAAGACCTCCAGCCAAAAATAGATTCTTGCGAGGTGCCGTTCGCAAAGCAGGCTGTCAAAGTGCTGTCGTGGGGCAAACGACCTTCATCCGACTGGTCAGGCCGCCCATCAATGCCGACGTCATTGAGGCGCTGGAACATCTTCTGGATGAGGCGCGCGCGGGCCGCATCATCGGCTTGGCATACGTGTCGTACCACGGGGGCCGGGATCACAACGTCGGCGCGGCCGGCGTCGCACGCGAGGTCCCAGAGCTTAGCATCGGGTTCCTGCGCGAGCTCGAGGATCGCTTCGCCGAGCTGATCGGGCCCGGCAAGCACTCGAGCTAGAGATATTTCACCGACACCGCGCGGAAGTTGTCGTCCCCGTCGTAACGGATCACGCACTCGAACTTCGCCCAGGCCAGCGCGCCATACACGTTCTTCACGCGCCCCATCATCACCACGCGGTACAGGCCGTCCTTGCGCTTCGCCGTCTGCGCGTTGGTCCATTCGAGATTCGCCTCGCGCGGATCCGGCAGCACGCGCTCGATGAACTGCTTGCACACCATCTGCAGTTGCGCTTCGGACTGCGCGCCCGCCGGCGCGCTCACCAGGAGCGCCGCCGCCAGCAATAACCGTCGGAACATGGGGGACTCCTCCTCTCCAGGCACGAATCATCCGCCGCACCCACAGACGAATCAAGGTCATACACGGCGTGTTGACTTTGTAGTAAACACGGTGTTTATAATCCACCCGCAAATCACTGCCGGAGGGGGCAGATGCGGGGGAACAAGCCAGTCGCAGCGTCGATCGCCGTGCCGAGCGTCCTGCTCGGCGCCGGGGGCCGCAGCGTCATCGCCTTCCAGGCCGGGCGCAAGTATCTGCACGCGGTGCGCATGGACGAGCCGATCGCCGTGGTCGCGATCCCGCTCTCGAGCGCGCTGCGCGCGGCGCAGCTGAAGGGCAAGCCCTATCCGGTGCGCCGCGCGGCGCGCCTGTACCTCGAGAGCGAGATCGCCAAGACCGGCCGCGCGCGCCGCGTGTTGCGCGCCCTGGCGCGCGGCAAGGCGGCGGCGTGAGGCTCGAGCCCGGCCGCGATCAGCGCCCGGATCTGCTGCCGCCGTTCAAGGTCCAGCTCGCCTGCGTCCTGAGCCTGCTCGCGCTCGGGCTCTTCTTCGCCGAGGCGATCCGCGAGCACCTGGCGGCACCGCATGCGGTCCAGACGTCTGCACCTATCCGCTGCCCCCAGCCCGCGCCCGACCAGCTGCTCGTCGTCACCTTTCGCGGCCGCGAGGTCGTGGACTGCTTCGTTGTCGCTTCCCGGAGGAAATCATGAGACCGCTCCTCGTCTATGTCCGCACGGCGCACGACCCCGAGCTGCCGCCGCACGACGGCATCTGGTTCTTCCAGCGCGCGCTCCTCAGCCTGATCGCCATCGCGTTCATCGCCACCGCGGCGATCGGCGTCGCGCTGCTCGTGGGCGCGCTGACGAGCGGCCGCGCCCAGGCTGAGGGGCTGCGCCTCGAGCTCGCCGCCGGCGTCGCGCACCACCGCCTCGCGCCGGAGGGCTCGTGGTGGTACGACGGCTTCGAGCGCGAGACCAAGCTCACCGTGCCGAGCTTTAGCGCGGGCGTGCTGTGGACGCCGATCGAGTGGAAGCGTTACCGCTTCGGCCTGCGCGCGGGTTATGTGGACCTCGGCACCGTCACAGCGTCGAACAGCTTCCCCATCGTCGAGGATCATTCAGCCGCCGACGCCCGGGTCAATCCCACCTGCAATCGCACCACGCTCGCCGGATGCACCGGGAAATTCAAGGGCACCGGCTGGGCGCACGGCTGGTACCTCGGACCCGCGGCGGAGCGCGACTTCGGACGCTTCACCCTGGGCGCCGAGGCCGGGCTCCTCTACTACAAGTCCGCCTGGATCGCGACCGATTTCAAAGTCGCGGACGAGAAGGGCGTTTTCATCCCGGGCGATTGGGACGGCATGCGCTGGGACCAGATCGAGGCATGGCACGGCACGTCCTACGCCGGGCTGAATGCGCGCTGGCGCGCGCTCTTCGTCACCGGGCGCGTCTACAACGACGTGCACGCCGCCGACACCAACAAGGGCAAGGACTTCATCGGCATGACGAGCGGCCCGGTGTGGAGCGTGCTCGCCGGGATCTCGTGGCCGCTATGACCGTCCTCATCCGGCGCAGCTTCCTCGGCGGGCGCTCCATGGGCGACGCGGTGGTCCAGGAGCGCGAGGAGACCGTGTCGATGCTCGTCGCCCACGGCTTCAAGTACGCGCCGCTCGCCATGCGCCGCGCCCAGAGCTGGACCGACTTCGAGCGCGCGCGCGGCATGATGCTCGCGGGCGGCCTGCATCGCGTGCGGCTCACCGGCGGCCGCGGGATCGACCGATGAGCGCCCAGTCCGGACCCAACCACATGAGCCCCTGGGCGCTCGAGCGCCGGCGCTTGAGCTATGCCGTGATGCGCATCATCGACCCGGCGGCCGGCAGCGACCGGTTCGTCCAGATCCCGCCGGCCGCCGACTACTCGGACCTGATGCTCGACGAGATGACGGTCATCGTCGGCCTGCCGATCCTCGCGAGCGACGCCGAGAGCGAGGCGCGGCGCATGGCCATCATCGCCGAGTACGACGCCCGCTACTGGCGCCAGCGACAAAAAGCGGGCGCCGCGGCTACTTCCCCGAGCACTTCCCCGGCCGCGGCGCCCGATCCAACCCGATCGTGAGCGCGCCGATCATCCTCAAGCCCGAACAGAAAGCCCTCTTGGACCATCTTTCCCGCACCGCCGACCTCGACCTCGAGGCGCGCCAGCAGCTCGCCTACCAGCTCGAGACGAGCGATGTCGCGCGCCAGGCGTTCGTCGCCGAGACCGTGCGCGACCGCAAGCTGATCGCGCTCCTCAAGAAGCACAAAGACCGCCTGCCGCGCGCGGTGTCCGAAGCGCTCGAGCGCGACTTCCCGCGCGTGAAATCGTTCGAAGAGCTGTGCGCCATCGCCGATCGCAAGGGCGAGCCGCAGCCCGAATTGGAGCTCACCCCACCGGAGACCACCGCATGAGACGCCTGCTGCGCGCCCTCGAGATCTACCTCGCCACCGACCGCACCTGGCGCTGCGCCTGGGCGCACGCCGCCGAGCGGCCGGGCTTCGCCGTCATCGAGCGCCAGGACGGCTTCGAGTACGTCGAGCCGAGGAGCGCGCGATGACCACCGCGCTCTGCGTTTTCGCCGCCACCTACATCTGCGTCTTCACCCTCGGCCTGCAGAGCCTGAACGTCAACCAGGGCCACTACGTCGCCGCGGCGGTCACGAGCTTCTTCATCGGCACCGGGAACATCTACCTCTACAAGTACATGCCGGGCGCCGACGCGCTCGACCTTTCCGCCTACTACGCCGGCGGCATCGCCGGCATTACCTCCAGCATCTGGTTCCACCGCCGCGCCCGCGCCTGGCTCGCCGCCATGCGGGCGCGCATCGTCGCGCGGCTCTACGACGAGCGCGGCGCCTACGCGCGGCGGCCCGCCGCCGTGGTACGCGACTGCGAGAAGGGCACCGCCCTGTGCAGCTGGCCGAGCTGCAAGTGCGACGTGCTCCTGCCGCGAGGCTATGCCGGCGACGGCACCGACGTGCACTGATCAGAAACCGCCGCAAAAAAGGGAGAAGCCCAAATGAGCACCGTTCAGGAACAGATCACCGCCGCGCTGAAGAAGCTCGGACCCACCTCGCCCGGCGCGCTGGCCGACCATCTCGGCATCGACCAGGGGAAGCTCGGCTATCACGTCAAACAGATGCTCGACGCCAAGACCCTGCAAGCCGCCGGCGTCACCAAGGGCCGGCGCCTCGCGCTGCCCGACCAAGCCCTCGAAGCGGCGCCGCCTGCCCCCCCCCCAGCGCCGCAACAAGAAAAAGGCCAACGGCGCGGGCAAGCCCAAGACCCGGCGCAAGCCCAAGCCGCGCGCGTCCAAGCGCAAGCCGGCGCCGGGCGGAGATTTCACGCCCGCGGTCACCGCCGACATGCGGCTGCTCATCAGCGGGCACGGCGCGGCGCCCATCGTCTTCACCGAACAGCAGACCGAGCAGATCGCCGAGCTCTGCCTGAACTTCTTCGAGGTCTGATATGAACGCACCCGCCGCCGCCGCGATCGCGGCGCCCAACCTGCAGCTCATCCGGCTCGACGCGATCGCCGAGAGCCACACCCACGTCCAGGACCTGCGCCGCAAGCGCTTCGACAAGAAGGCGCTCCAGGAGCTCGCCGCCGACATCAAGGCGCGCGGGCTGCTGCAGTTCCCGCTGGTGCGGCCGCATCCGAAGGCGACCGACAAGGTGCGCTACGAGCTCGTCGCCGGCGAGCGGCGCTGGATCGCCTCCAGGATGGCCGGCTTCAGCGAGATCTACTGCAGCGTGCGCGACGTCAGCGACGACGAGGCGCTGCAGGACCAGCTCACCGAAAACCTGCGCCGCGAAGGCCTGCACGAGCTCGAGGAGGCCGAAGGCTACGAAGAGCTGATGAAGCTGAAGAAGGTGAACGCCGACACCGTGGCGGACATGGTCGGCCGCAGCCGCAGCTACGTCTATGCGCGCACCAAGCTGCTCGCCCTGTGCCCCGAGGCGCGCGCGGCGTTCTATACCGGGCCCGACGCCGGCGGCATCGACGCCTCGAAGGCGTTGCTGATCGCGCGCATCGGCCACCACGACACCCAGCGCCAGGCGCTGCGCGACATCACCAAGGGCGAGTACAACCGCGGCCCGATGTCCTACCGCGAGGCGCACAAGCACATCCTCGCCAATTACATGCTGCGGCTGCGCGCGGCGCCGTTCGACGTGAAGGACGAGAAGCTGCTGCCGGCCGCCGGAAGCTGCGACCAATGTCCCAAGCGCACGGGCAACCAGCGCGATCTCTTCGGCGACGTCAAGGATGCAGACGTCTGCACGGACCCGAAATGCTTCGACGACAAGCGCCAGGCGCACTATGCCGTCGATCGCAGGAAGCTCGAGGCCCAGGGCAAGAAGCTGATCTTCGGCGAGGCGGCGAAGAAGATCTTCACCGAGTTCGAGTCGCCGAACGCCTGGTCGCGCGACCGCATGCAGGGCGGCTACGTCAAGCTCGACGAGACCACCTACGCCATGGGCGGAGGCCGCAAGGTCGCCGACGTCCTCGGCCCGGACTACGAGCCGGTCCTGATCCAGCACCCGGGCACCGGCGCCATCCACAAGGTCGCCACGCAGCAGGCGATCAGCGCCGCGGTGGCAAAGCGCGCGAAGGAGCGCCCGGCCGGCAAGAAGAGCAGGACGCAAGCGTACGCGACGCCGGCGCGGCAGCACGTCGAGGACCGCACCGACGAGCTCGTCGGCGAGCGCGTGCTGAAGGCGGTCTACGACAAGGCGCCCAAGCTGCTGGGGCAGGACGCGCTCCGGATCCTGGCGTTCCATCTGTGGGGCGATGTCAAGAGCATTTGCCGGCAGGATGTTCAGCGCCAGCTGGGCGCCGCAGCCGGTTGGAAGATCAAACCGTCCTATAGCGGTCGGCCGCCGAAGGAGCTCGCCAAGCTCGGCGCCAAGGACTTGCCGCGCTTCGTTCTCGCGGCGCTCGCCGCGATCGAGAGCGAGGTGGGGATCGAGGGCGCGCAGTTCCAGCGGCTCTGCAAATCCCTCAAGGTCGACCCGAAGGCGATCGAAAAGCAGGTCGCCGCCGAGCTCAAGAAAAAGGCGGAGGAGGACAAGGCCAAGGCCGCGGCGAAGAAGGCCAAGAAAAAGCCCGCCGGCAAGTCGAAGGCCGCCGCGAAGAAGAGCAAGGGGAAGAAGAAATGAGCACCACCCGGCAGCCCGCCCTCTGCATCGGCTGCGGCTGCGACGAGCACCATGCCTGCAATCACGGCGGCACGGGCTGCTGGTGGATGCGCTTCGACGCGGCCGCCAACGTCGGCGTGTGCAGCCAGTGCGAGGACCTGGTCAAGGCCTTCGATCAGGGGCAGCGCGAGCCGTTCCTGACGCTCATCGCCGAGCGCTACTACCGGCAGGTGATGTTCCTCTACGAGGAGACGGCGAGCGCGCTCGCCTGGCTGCGCGCGCCGCAGCCCGTGCTCAAGAACTGCATTCCGCGCGAGCTGATCCTCGCCGGCCGCCTCGACGAGCTGCGGGCGGTGCTGGATCAGATCCGCGACGGCGTGTACAGCTGAAGTCCAACCACGAAGGGAAAAAGCCTCATGAATGCACCCGCAGCAGCGCAACGCATCGAAGTCCAGATCGGCGACGCGCTGGTCACCGTTCCCGGCGAGGCGGCCGCGCTCGCCTATCTCGAGCAGCTCATCGATCAGCGCCGGCCGCTGCCGCTGTCGTTGCGCGGCAGCGCCGAGCGCCTGGACGAGCTCCGCACGCGGGCGGCCGTCCGCATCGGCGAGACCGGCCTCTACGGCACCTACGCCGGCATCGCCCGCCGCGACGACCAGGGCGGCGATCACATCCTCGAGGTGATCGAGGTGTCGACGAAGGAGATGACCTGGGAGGAGGCGAAGAAGTGGACCGAGGCCGCGGGCGGCATCCTGCCCACGCGCAAGCACGCCGCGCTCCTCTTCGCCAACGTGCCGGAGCTCTTCCTGGAGCGCTATTACTGGACCAGCGAGCCTCACGCCGAGGACGGCGAGTACGCCTGGATCCAGCGCTTCGGCGACGGCCGCCAGTACTGCAACCCCCAGTCGTACGAGTACCTGGCGGTGGCCGTCCGCAGAGTGCCCCTTCAACCATTGACCGCCTGAGAGAGAGCGACATGAAAAAGAAGTCCGGTTCACCCCGCGCGCCGAAGGCGCGCGTCGCCGCAAAAAAATCCCCCGCCGCGAGCACGCCAGTTGCGGCGGCCGCGCCGATCGAGATCCCGGCGATCGGCGCCGTCTTCCGTGGCGGGAAGTACGCGGGGATCTCGCTCGAGAATGAGCGCCGCGTGGCGCTGGTGCTGCTCGCCGGCGAGATCGAGGGCACGCACGCCGAGGCGCAGGCCTTCGCCAAGAAGCAGGACGGCGTGCTGCCCTCGCGCATCGACCAGCTGGTGCTGCTCAAGAACCTGAAGCGCGAGTTCAAAGCGCGCTGGTACTGGTCGGACGAAAAGCACGCCGAGCTCGGCGAGTACGCCTGGATCCAGCACTTCGGCGACGGCGACCAGGACTTCCTCCACCAGTCGAACGAGTACCTGGCGGTGGCCGTCCGCAGAGTGCCGATTCAATAACTCGATCGCCGCATGAGCCCAGATCTCTTCGGGGGTGAAGCGCCGGCGCGAGCCGGCGCTCGCGCGCAAATTTTGCACAGCGACACCGATCTGTACCGCGCGGTCAGCGACCTCTCGAAGTTCATCGCGCGCGCCGTGCTCCACCTGCGCCGCGACCTCAAGCCCACCTACGGCAAGCTCCTCGTCGAGGAGTCGGTCTGGATGGGCGTGGTCGTGCGCCGCGCGAACATCGCGCGCGACCAGGGCAAGCTGCGCCACTTCGACGAGCTCCTCGAGCAGCTCGAGATCATCCAGTTCACGCTGCGCACGCTCTGCGAGCTCAAGTTCCTGCCGCACAGCACCTTCGCGCAGTCGCTGCCGATCACCGGCTCGGTGGGCCGGCAGGCCACCGCGCTGCGCAAGACTTTCGATGCACCCGCACCGTAGCCTGTTGCGCGACCGTCACGGCGGCCGCGCCCGCGCATTGTTCACTCTGGTCGCGCCGCTGGGCGCCGAGGCCCCGGCCGCGGCGTCCACCGACATGCGCACAACGGATACCGCCGGCCAGCTGCCGCTCTTCGCGGCGGCCGGGCCCGCGTCCGGCGCAGTCGCCGCGCCGATCGGCCTGCAGCAGCACGCAGGCCTTCGGCCCGGCGACGTGGATTGCGCGAATGACGGCATCACGCCGAGAACGGCGAGTACGCCTGGATCCAGAACTTCGGCAACGGCAACCAGAACTACAACCACCAGTCGAACAAGTACCTGGCGGTGGCCGTCCGCAGAGCGAAGCGGTGCGGGAATTTCTTATACCGAGCTGCTGGCGGCCGACCGCGATTGCCGCCGCGCCAAGCGCAACACCCCGGCGGCGCGCGCCTGGGAGGCGAACCTCGAGGAGAACCTGCGCGCGCTGCACGAGGACCTGAACGCGGGCGCCTACGCGCCCGGGCGCTCGATCTGCTTCGCCATCACGCGGCCCAAGCGCCGCGAGGTCTTTGCCGCCGGCTACCGCGACCGCGTGGTCCATCACGCGTGGTACCGCCACGTCGGCCCCCGCTTCGAGCGCGCGTTCATCGCCGACAGCTTCGCCTGCATCCCGGGCCGCGGCACCCTCGCGGCCGCTCGCCGCCTCGAGGCGATGGTGCGCGCCGCCACGCACAACTGGAGCCGGCCGGCCTCCTACCTCAAGTGCGACCTCGCCAACTTCTTCCCCAGCATCGACAAGCGCATCCTGCTCGCGCGCCTGGAGCGCCGGATCCCCGAGCCGTTCTGGCGCGACCTCGCCGCGCGCATCGTCCTGCACGATCCGCGCGAGAACGTCGAGCGCCGCGGCGACCCGCGCCAGCTCGCGCTGATCCCGGCGGCGAAGAGCCTCTTCGGCCGCCCGGCGCACCTGGGCCTGCCGATCGGCAACCTGAGCAGCCAGTTCGGCGCCAACGTCTACCTCGACGGGCTCGACCAATTCGTCAAGCACACCCTGCGCGCGCGCCACTACGTGCGCTACGTCGACGACTTCATCCTGCTGCACGACTCGCCGCGCCAGCTCAACGCCTGGCGCGCCGCGATCGAGGCCTTCCTGCCCGCCGAGCTCGGCGTGCAGACGAACCCGGCCAAGACCGTCCTGCAGCCGCTCAGCCGCGGCGTCGACTTCGTCGGCCAGGTCATCAAGCCCTGGCGCCGCACGCTGCGCCGGCGCACCCTCAATGAAGCCCTGACCCGCCTCGCGACGACACCGCTCGAGCGCGTCCCGCGCGCCGCCGCGAGCTACCTCGGCCTCGCTCGCCAGGCAAGCCACAGCCGCACCGACCGGGCGCGCATCGCGAACGTCGTCAGGCGGCGGGGCTTCTCCGTCGATCACCAACTCACGAAGGCTTACGCATGACGTTCACCCTCGGAGAAGTGCTGTCCGTCACCACCGGCACGCTGCTGTGCGACATCGGCCGCGTGTACGCCATCCTCAACTTCATGACCGGCGACAATCTGTTCACGCACCAGCTGCCGAGGGCTAGCCGAGAATGCGCCCCGCACCTGTTGCAACAGTTCCCGCAGCTCGCCGCAGTGAGTGCCGAGAGCGTAGACCGGGGCAATTGGGCGACGTGGCTGCGCGGTCAGATCCTCCAGTACGGCAACGAGTTCGACGTCAAGCCCTTGCCGCAGCACGCCCACGAGTTCATCGACCCGATGTCCGAGCTCGCCGAGAAGATTCACCCGGACAAGATCATCGTGGTGAAGCCATGACTGACCGCTCATGATCATCGAGAACGACTGCGAGGACCAAGGCTTCACGCGCATCGAGGACGGCTGCTTCGTTTGCCTGCCGACGTTCGTGCGAGGAAAGCCGATGCGCCCCAAGCTGGTCAAGACGGAGCGCAATGGGAGCTGGTGGTGGACCTGCGAGAAGTGCGGCGGCAGCTACGGTGCAGCCCGCAAGCCTCGAGGAAAACGGGATGGCTGAGCGCCCGATCATCTTCAGCCCACCGATGGTGAAGGCGATCATCGAAGGTCGCAAGACGCAGACTCGGCGCGTGCTGCGACATCCGCATGCAGTGATCGAGACTAACGCGCCGTGCCCGCTCGGCAAGCCCGGCGACCGGCTGTGGGTGCGCGAGCGTCATTGCTTCCTTGATGTCTCAAAGTCGGCGATGTCGCAGTTTCCGCTCGGTCCGGAGAACAACAACGCGCGCGGCCCGGACGTTTGGAACCTCAGTATCGAGTACAGCGACGGAACGCAGGACGAGACGAGCGTCGAGGGCGAAAAGCCGAAGCAAACCCGCGCGCGTGGCGAGACACGGTGGCGACCTGGCATCCACATGCCGCGCTGGGCCTGCCGCCTGGTGCTCGAGATTACGAACGTGCGGGCCGAACGCTTGCAGGATATCAGCGTGTGGGACTGCGAGGCGGAGGGCTGCGGGCACGTAATGCCGAAGAGTGCGCAGGAGGTCTACCGCGAGTTGTGGGACTCCCTGAATGCCAAGCGCGGCTTTGGTTGGGAGACGAACCCCTGGGTGTGGGTTATCGAGTTCAAGCGGCTGCCGCACATATCGGCCCTCGCGACCTCATGAGCAAGTCACAATTGCTCGAGCGCGGCAGGAAGGTGATGGAGGAGTTCTGCACCATCAATCGGATTCAGCCGCCGCAGATCTACGCGGTCGACGCAAGGGACTGGAACGTTTCGGCATGCGCTTATTGGCGCAATAACGTCACACACATCTGCGTCGCTCGCTGCGCATCGATCGGCACGGCAGGACCGGCTTGGTCCTATCCCGGCTACACGGTCGACCGGTCGTATTGGAGCGACTTCAGCGCGGTCCTGCGCGGGCGCTCGGGCGAGAAAGCGATCACGTCCTACTGCCCGAACGACGCCGAGTGGTTCGCGGAAATGTTCCGTGTCTTCGTCACCAATCCGGATCTGCTGCGACTCGTGCGGCCGCGCACATATCGCGAGCTCGCCGGCGCCGTGGGCCTGCGGCCCATTTTCACCGACACGTGGCTCGATCGACTGCGTGACGCGCCGGCACGCACGGTCGCCGCGGCCGAGCGCCAGGTCGAGCGCGCTGCCGCAGAGGCGCCGCTGCTGTGAAAGCGCTCTCGATCCTGCAGCCCTGGGCGTGGCTGCTGATCGTGCGACCCGACAACGGAGGTCCGCCACCGCCGTGAACTGTCCGCTCTGCAACGGCGCGCAGAACGCCGTGCTGGAAGTGAGGGGAGAACGCCGGCGCCGGGAATGCGCCGATTGCGGCCACCGCTGGACCACCTTCGAGATCGCCGCCGAGCGCCTGGAGAAGCTCGAGCGCCTCGAGCAGCACGCCGCCGCGATCGCTCAGGAGCTGGCCGATGGCGGGGATTGACACAGTAGCGCAACCGTGTAACATGGCCGGCCATGAAGAGCCCCGGCGCCGCCCTCGCCGCCCTGCGTCGCAGGACCCGGCACCGGTGCGCCCAGTGCGGCAAGCGCTTCAGCGGCATCGCCAAGGCGCTGTACTGCTCGAACGCCTGCCGGCAAAAAGCGAAGTACGAGCGCGCGAAGCGCGCTCGTCAATCCGGAGAGTGACCGCCATGGCCGACACCCGCAGACCCGAGGGCGTGATCGAGAAGAAAGGCCGCTGGTACTGGCGGCCGACCAGCGAGCGCGAGCGGCTCGAGCGGGCTCGCAAGGGACTGCCCGAGACGGTGCCGCTCGGGGCGGCGGGGAGCGACGCGGCGCGCAAGAAGTGGGCGGAGGTCACCGGCCGGCGCGAGTCGACGGCGGCCGCGGGAACGGTGTCCGAGCTGCTCGGCGCGTGGGCGCGCCTCGACGAGAAGGGTCGGCCCGCGGAGGGCGCGCCGATCTGGACGAAGGACAACGGCAAGCCGCGCTCGAGCGGCACAGTGAAGCAATACGCCTGGGCGATTCGTAAGGTGCTCATGCCGCGCTTCGGCGCCATGCGCTACGGCAAGACGGCGATCGAGGCGGCGAGCGGCCGCGCGATCGGCACGGTCGACGTGCAGCGCCTGGTGGCCGATATCGGCACCACGAGCGCCAACGTGTACGTCGCCTGCCTCTCGTCCGTCTTCATGTGGGCGAAGAGGAACGGCCGCACCACCTACAACCCGTGCGAGGACGTGGCGAAGATCGCGCAGGAAGGCCGCACGCGCGCGGCTCGAGCCTGGGAGGTGGAATGCCTCGGCGCCATGGCCGAGGCCACGGGGCGTGATCGGCTTGCGTTGCAGATCGACTTCGAGTCGATCTCGGGCTGGCGCGCCTGCGACATCCTGAGCCTCACGCGCAAGCAGCTCACCCCCGAGGGCATCCGCAGCGTCGCACAGAAGAACGGCAAGCGCGTGCTGCTGCAGTGGAACGAGGATCTGAAGCGCATCGTGCGCGAGGCGCTCGAGCTGCCCGGCGCACAGCGCGCCGGCGTGTTCCCGCTCTCGCCGGTCTTCGCCAGCCGCCGCGGCGGCAAGGTCTCCGGGCCGGCGTTCTGGGACGCGTTCCGCACGCTCGTCGAGCGTACCAACGAGATCCTGGCCGCCGGCGTCGTCGACCCGGCGACGCTCGAGCGGCATGCGGCGCTCGCGATCGAGGACCTCGGCTTCCACGACCTGCGCTCGAAGGCAGGTGACGACGCCGCCGAGGCCGGCCAGGACATTCACGAGTTCCTCGGCAACACGCCGGCAGTGGCCGCCAAGCACTATGCGCGCCGCGAACGCAAGATCGTGCCGCTGAGCCTCAAGCGCTGATCTGGGGAACTGATCTGGGGAACTGGGGAATTCGTCGAGCAGCAACTAGAAGAATCAGCAGCTTGGCGGCGCAACGTACAATGCTGAATTATGCCTGAACATTCTGCGAAGCACCTGATTTAGCAGCGAAAGCGCTCTTCTCAGTTCCCCAGCCGTAGTGCCTCTCGATACCCGGCGAACACTGCCGCCGGGGAACTCCACACCGCGCCCAAAAAGCAAAAGCGCCCCGTCCCCGGTTACAGCCGGGAACGGGGCGCTGGTTTTCTTCTTGTTGTTTCTTCTTCTTGGTGTCGTGACTTCTTCTTCGTGGACCCGGGGCGTCTAGCCCGCCGCCTTCTCGATCGAGAAGCGCTTTTTCCGCATAGCAGGTTCCTCCAGGTTATGCCGGGCTCGCCGGCGAAAGCTTCGTGACGGTCAGGTTGCGCAGCCAGGCGCCGCAGCCGCCGCAGTGCACGCGGCCGTCGGTGTACAGGCGGAAGAAGCCGGTCTCGCAGCGCATGCAGTGAAACTGCGGCGCGAGCTCGGCGCCGCCGATCACGGCGCGCGGGAGGCGCCGGCGCCGCGCCTCGAGCTCGATGACCTCGCTCACGGCCGCGGCGCCCGGGCGCAGCCGTCGACGATCGCCTCGAGGCGCTCGACGTGCGCGATGAGCCGCAGCCGGTCGGCGCGCAGGCGCGGGATCACCTTGTAGTCGTCGAGCGCGCGGATCTCGGCCTCGGGGCGCATCGCCTCAGCCGGGCGCGCCGGGCGCATCGCCTCGTCCACGCACGAGACGCCCACCGCCACCGCGGCGCGCTCGGGGACCTTGACCGCCGTGCCGCAGGCGGCGAGCGAAGCCGCGCAGCCCACCCAGAGGAGGAGAACGCCAGGGCTCACGGCTCCGCTCGCCAGGCCTTCAGGTAATCGTCGCAGCCCCTGGGCTTGCCGCCGGCGGCCGCCGGCGTGGCCGCGGCGAGCTGGCGGCCGAGCGCCTCCAGGGTCGCGCGCGCGCCGGCATCGCGCCGGTCGAGCTCGGCCAGGCGCTGGGCAGTGTCGGCGCGGGCGGCGCGGCTCTCGGCGCCGAGCTGGTCGATCGAGGCGCTCTGCGCCTTCACGGCGGCCGCCAGCACCGCCGCCTGGTCGCGCGCGCCCTGCAAGGCCTCCCGGCACTGGAAGCGCCCAGAACGCTCCAGGAGCGCCCAGCCCGCGAGCCCCATGCAGAGCACCGCCGCGGCCGCCGCGCCCAGCAGCAGCCCTTGCAGCCGCGCCGGCGAGGCCCCGAAGAAGGCGAGGAGGAAGCTCACGCGATCTCCAGCGTCACGTTCTCGCCGGCCTGCAGCGCGCGCTCGAGCTTGACGAAGAGCTCGGCAAAGGCGGCGCGCGACTCGCCGACGAAATCCGGGCCCTTGGTCTTGCCCACCAGGATGCAGCCCTCGGTGTCCTCGGCGGTGTTGCCGGGATGGATGCGCACGCCGCTGAAGCCCTGCACGCCCTCGAGGAGCGGCAGCTCGCGCTTGAAGCGCTCCGAGTAGGTGATGGTCACCGTGTAGAGCCCCTTCGGGATGGCGGTCCTGCCGGGCACCTTCCAATCGGGGACCGGCGCGCCGGGGATCTCGCGCTGCACGTCCTCGAGGGTGAAGCACTCGGTGATGCCGTCGACGCAGAGCGTGCCGATCGAGCACTTCGGCCCGCACCAGGTGCGCTCGAGCTTGAGGCGCATCAGGGCGCTTCGATCTTGGTGGCGTCGCGCTCGTACCAGCCGGGCTTGCCCTTGACGCGCAGGCGCCGCATGAATTTCAGCAGCACCTCGCCGAAGAAGCAGGCGAGGCCGATCCAGACCACCGCGGCGAGCGGCGTCACCTCGGCGTGCACGCCGTGCTCGAGGATGATCGCGACGCGCACCATGGCGCCGATGCCGATCGCTCCCATGCCGACATTGCCGAGCACGCTGGTGTGATAATCGCGATGCAGCGCCAGCACCACGCAGGTCGCCAGCACGAACCCGGCGGCGAGCGTCGTCAGCCAAAGCATGATTCCCATCGGTACACCCTCCCTTTTAGCGAATGTCCCCACTGCAAGGCCCCCTAGCCTTTTCTGCGGATCAGCGAATCGACCAGCCCCCGCCAGTCGGTGCCGCGCACCAGGCGCACCAGCTCCGCCGCCACCGCCATGCCGAAGAGCCCGAGCACCAGCACCAGGCCGACCTCGATCGGCGGCTTCGCCTCGAGCCAGGCCGCGAGCGGCGCGGCCCCCCAGGCCGCGAGCGCCCAGCCGCCGGCGAAGGTCATCCACTTGTCGCGCGTGGTGAGGTTGTCGAAGAAGCGCAGCGCGGAGAACGACACCACCGCGGCCGCGACCACGTTGACGAGCTTCAGCCCGAGCGCCGCCAGCACGCCGTCGTCGATCTTCTCCATGGGGCTTCCCTCCCTGGTTATCGAGGTGTCCAAGTGCGCGCAGGGGTGTAGCGTGGCGCCGCCGCGTACGTGGCGGGGGGCCGAGTTAGTCCTGGGCTCACAGTGCAAGCTGTGGGTTCAAGGGGCCGCGGCGGTGACAGCCGTCGCGGTCGCCCCCTTTACGGCAGCGACTGATACTTCGAGGCGAAATCTGCTCTCAGGTCCGGCACGGTCTTGGCGCCGCCTACACCGGTGCCTATGTAGGTGCCGGCCTTGAGAGCATTACAGTAGTCCCGCATCAGCAGCGCCAACGCCTTGAGCGTCTTGTCGAGATTGTCGACGTTGGAGAGGTCGGTCGGGATTGGATGCAGGAATGCCTGCACCTCGGCGAGCGTCGGCGCCGGCGTTCCGATCGCGTCGACCACATAAATGTCGACGTGATAGCGCACCGCATCAGGATGCTGGTCGGTCGCCGGGAATACTGGCTCGGACGTGTACACGCAGCGGATTAAGCTCATCTATGGGCCACTTCCTTTGCGCTAAGATTTGCTGCGTGGGCATCGACGGTCAAACCCTCGACGAGATCTGCGCAGTGCGCAGAATGGCGTTCGAGGAAAGGCCGATCAGCGCCCTCATCATCGGCGATTGTGCGTTCCACACGGCCTGGCGCTCCGGGGATAACCGGCTTGACCTGAAGCGCTTCGCTGAGGTGATGCATTTGACTCGCGTCGAGACTATTGACATCTCCGGGACTCCAACCATCCGCGCCGACCTGCACGAACCGCTGCCGGAATTGCGCGGCGCGTTCGATATGGTTATCGACGCCGGGACAATGTTCTGCTGCTTCGACGTGCCGCGCGTTTGGCAAACGCTGCTCGATGTCCTGGCCCCCGGAGGCGTCGCATTCCACGTTTCCGGCCTGACGGGCTATATGGGTCGCAGCTATTACAGCTTCCACCCGGCGTTGTTCCGAGACTTCTATAGGGCCAACGGCTTCCAGATTCTCAAGATGGCCGTCAGGTCTCCCAGATTCCCAAAGGCGCGCTGGTGGCAGCGCGCGGCGACGGATGGATACCGTGCGATCAAGCCGGACGACGTCTATCTCGTCGGAGAGGACCTGCGGTTCAGCACATCGCTGACCGAGCAGGCGCCGATTGTGCCCAACGACGCCACCATCCTCTGCGCTGCGCGGCGTGCGGAGACTCGTCCCTTCACGCGACCGATCCCACAGTAGCCAGTGCCCGCGCCGGCGCGTGGTGTTCACGCCATCAGTTCCCTTACCTGCAGGAACGTCGACATGACGCCGCCCAATTTCCGAGCTGCGGCTGTACCGTTTAGCGTGGTCACGCTGCCGCTCGGATTCCCAGCTCGCAATTTGAACGTCGTCGCCACGGTGGTCCCCGACACGACAGCATGACCGAGCGGTACGGTGACCGGGACGTCGGTGGCAGGAGTTCGCTGCGCCACCGCGGCCAGCGCGTTGGCAACAGCGTCCTGAAACAGAGCGGATATTAAAAAGTCGGTAGCCGTCGCGATGGACCAGGTGCCGGAATGTTCGATTGCCAGCACGTTCGCCGCGGACGTTGGAGTAATCGCCTGCGACAGATATTGGTCTCCCTCCGTGCTTTGCGGGATCGTGTCGTCCCACGGGAGGATGGTCGAACCGGTAGCGACGGCGCCCGACGCCGTGCGCTGGCGCTGTATCTCTTGCCCCGGCAGCGGCACGCCATTTCCATAGAGCCTCACGCGCGATGGAGCCGTGTTCCACGTGCCCGCGGTGGCGAGCGTGTATTCGAGGAAGCCCAGGATTGCGTAGGCCTTAGACGTCACCGCGGTGCCTGTGTAGAACACCTGAGCGCTGTCGGCCGCGCCTGCGCCGCCTTCGGCCGTCGAGGAGGCGATGCTGTCCTGACCGAGCGGATAGATGTTGGTACCGGAAAGGCAGTTGATGACGCCGAGGCGGAAGGTTCCTGCATCGTTGAAGCCAACGAGCCAGAAGCGGCCGGGCACGCCGTTCGAGAACCCGAGCGTGGAGCCGCTCGAGATAACGATCGACGTCGCTGCGGTGACGCGAAGCACGGCGAAATCGCCCGTGCCCACAGTCGCATTGCGGAAGAGGACCAGCACCGGATCGGCGGCCGACGGATCATTGCCCGCGAGCGTCTTGATGGCGACAGTCTCGGCATTGCCCGCCCGCGAGGTGACGATCGTGCCATTCACCATCCCGACGTGCTGCCCGAGATCCCGATATTGCAGGTCGTCGCTGCGCACGACATCGGTGCCATCGCAATGGACGCGCTCACGCGTGCCCTGCGTGATCTCCACGCCGGTCTGCCCCGTGACGCGCAGCGTCAGTTTGAAGGCGCCGGTCGTATTGTTAAAGACGACCCGCTGCCATGGCGTCGCATCGACTTCCACCGCGATGCTGCCCGTAAGCGCGCCGGTGAAGATGACGATGTCGTTGCGCTGCTCGTCCTCGGTCAGCGTGACGTTCGACGAGCCGGCGACAGACTTGGTGAGAACGCGCGGCGCGCCGAAGGCAGCCACCGGCGCGATACGCAGCTTCCTGGTCCCGACACCCCAGTTCACGGCCGCACCGGCGTTCGACGAGGCGAGGATCTTCGTCCGCTGCAGCCGATCCGGCCCGCTGATGTAGGTGCCGATCCCTACTTCCCAGTTCGTGTCGTCGGTCGCGAAGTAGGGACACGTATTGTTCGCGCCGACGGTGTTGAATGCCTGGAAACCGACCTGCGCGCCGGCGAGCGTGTAGTCGCCGGCGCCCGTGGTGATGCTCGTCTCGTAGACGCGGTCCGCGGTCTTGAAGGTCATTTACAGGCGCTCCCTGATGGTGAATTTCTGGCGATAGATCTGCGAGGCGCGATGCACGAGAGCCTCCGACGCATCGGAGAGCCCCCACACGGCCTGCTCGGAGAGGAAGGCGCCGTTGATGTCCGGGATCACGAGGACGTCCTTCGCCTGGCCGTTGTCGTGCGCGAGCTTGAAGGCGTTGCCGTACATCTCCGACTCGTTCATGAAGTCGAGCGTGAAGGCGAGGATCCGCTCCTGCGGCAGGAGTTCGACGTGCGACTGGCGGCCGTAGGAGCGCGTCACCCGGCTGTTGTCCGAGGCGGTGACGTTCCACTCGTAGAGCTGATTGATGCTCGGCTGCCAGCTCGGCCCCAGGACCAGGCGCCCAACCTGCAGGTTGTCGCTCACGGTCGTGTCCGAGACGTCGAGGCGCCAATAGCGCGCGGTGGTCGAGGCGAAGGCCTTGTAGGCCGCGCCGTAGCCCGCCTTGACGCCCGCCGCGATGGTGCCGGTGTCGAGAAGCAGGCTGCTGGTCGCGGTCGGGTCCGTGTTCGAGGCGCGCAGCCGCAGCGTGGCGGCCGAGGTGAAGTTCGTGCCGAGCAGCGCGAGGATCGCGCATGCGACGGCGCTTCCCATGTCGAGGGTTAAGGAGCTCGTCTTGACGCCGGCCGCGGTGCCCCACTTGCGGGAGACGTGCGGCTGCTGCACGTTCGTTCCGGGCAGGGTCGACAGCTCCGAGCCGGCCGAGAGCGCCGCGCTGTCGGCGAGGTTCTGCCAGGCGATGAGCATCGGTTAGACGAGCACCAGCAGCTCGACGGTGGCGCCGCGCACCGCCTGGCCGATGACGCGGCCCGAGGCGCCCTGGACGAGTCCGTAGCGGGGATGGCTCATCTGGATCACCTGCCCCATCTCGCGCGTCAGCGCGCGCAGCTTGGTGAGCATGCGGTAAAGCGCAGGCTGCATGCTCCACAGCGAGAAGAGCCGCAGCGCCTCCGCGTCGGCGTCCGCCTGGTTGGCGTAGAACGCCTCGATCGGCCCGAGCTCGAGCGCGAGCAGGTGCCTGCTCTGCACGCTGGCGTCGTCGACCTTCGACAGGCGCAGCTCCTGCGCGGCGAAGACGCGCTGCGCCGCGGTCACTGACGCAGCCAGGTCGGTCTGCACCGTGTAGTTGCGCTGATAGCCCACCAGCGCGCGCCAGACCACCGGGTCGACCGGCGCGGGCAGCGGCACGCGTTCGAGCTCGAGGATGTCTTCCGCCGTGAAGCTCGCCGCCGGCGCCTCGCCGAGCGCGTTCTTGATCACGCCCACGGTGAAGCCGCCGGCGCGCGCGAAGCCGCCGAAGGCGCCGATGCCGGCGAGCAGCGCATCCACGGCATCGCCGACGGTGACCGGATCCAGGCCGATCCACATGCCGACGTCCGCCGGCGCGTCGGAGTTGAGGCGCGAGAACGACGACGGCTCGATCTCGCTCGCGTTCAGGCCGGCGATATTGAGCATGCGCAGCACGATGTCGCTCGTGCGCGAGACGTAGCCTGCGCCGCTCGCGTCGCCCTGGGCGGTGCAGGTGACCGTGCCCGCCGGCGTGGCGCCGAGCGTGAAGGTGCCGTTCGCGAGGTTCGCCTGGAACTGCCCGGGCGCCGGGGCGCCGGCGACCGGCGTCAGCGCGACGCCGCGATCGAACACCGCGTCGATCGACTTGATCGTCCCGTCGTTGACCTGGTAGACGAGGTTGGTACTGTCGACCAGCGGCGCGGGAATGTTGAAGCCCTTCCCCCAGAGCTTCGGTTTGCGCTTGCCCTTCAGGTCCGCGCCGCCCTCCAGGCCGCCGGTGCCGAGATAGGCGGTCTCGTTGAGCCGCCGCTGCAGCTTGGCGGAGCCGTCCGACAGACGGAAGCGCAGCAGGTCCGTTCCGATCGTGACGTTCTGGACGACGCCGGTGAAGACCTTGCCGAAGGTCGAGAGCGCGGCGCCGGGGTCACCGACCAGGATGCGCGCCGGCCGGCCCTCGATCGAGTAGTTCTTCTTCAGCAGGTCGAGCTGGCCGTCGTTGTTGAGCAGCGCGCACTCGGCGAAGATCGTGGTCACGCCCCCGACCCCGTCGCGGCCGGCCGAGGTTCGCTCGACGCGGATCTCATCGGCGGTGAGCCGGCCGTCGTACCACGTGTAGGCCGGCGAGTCCGCCCCCTGCGAGATGTAGCCGTGCGTCGAATAGCGCAGCGTCACCACGCCGCCCGAGACGCCGGCGGCGTCGCCGGCGTAGGCGAGCTCGCCGTAGGCCTCGTCCGCGTACGCGGCCGAAAGGGCCGACACGGTAGCGAGCGAGAACACGTCGAGCTCGAGCAGCCAGCAGCGCTTCGTCGTCACCAGCGCGAGGAACGCCTCGAAGGCCGAGGGGTCCGCGACGACGTGGTCGAACTCGCTGAAGGCGAGCTCGCCGTAGCTTTCGGCGCCGAACATCTCAGGCGGCCTGCAGCGCGTCCATGCGGCGGATCTCCGCCTGGACGCCTTTCAGCTGGTCGGAGACGTCGTTGAAGCCCTGCTTGAGCACCGCGATCTGATCCTTCGAGGTCTGCAGCATGGTCGCCGGCACGTCCTTCAGGATCTCCGCCTGCGTCGCGTGCTGCTTCTCGAGGAGATCGTTCAGCATGCGGTTGCCGTCGGCGAAGAGCTGCGCGAACTCGGGCCCGCTCGCGTAGACGTCGCGCCCGACGCCGAGCGCGGTCTGCAGCACCCCGGGGAAGGCGTTGACCGACGAAAGGTCGCCGCCGATCGCGCTGCTATAGGAGTCCTGCAGCAGGCGGCGCGCGGCGGAAAAGCGGTCGAGCGGCGAGTTGCCCTCGGCGCCCACGGCGAGCGCGTTGCGCGCGTCCTCGAGGCTCGTGATGCCGAGCTCGCCCGGCAGCGCCGAGGCCATCTGCCCGAGGCGCCCCTCGAGGCTCGCCTGGGCCGTGCGCAGATCGTCGGCCGCTTTCTGCCAATCGTCGGCGCTCATCGACATGACCCGGGTGAGGTCCTCGATGCTGACGCCCAGGGTGTCCGAGATCGCCTTCAGGCGGTCCGCCTGGATGGTCTCCGCGGCGCCGCTCTGCGTCCAGTCGGTGTGCTCGGTGCCGAAGCTGTAGGTTCGGCTGATGCCGCCCAGGGCCGCGTTGACGCGTGCGATCTGATCGGGCGACAGGTGCAGGTTCGAGATGACGTTCTGCTCCTGCGCCGCGACTTGCGCCTTGAACGAGGCGAGCGTGGTGCCCATCTCGGCGCCGGAGAACCAGCGGTCGCCTTCATACGGGTTCGCGGCGACCTGGCCGAAGCCCTGCCGGAACGGCGCGGTGCGCTCGTCCGGGCCGCGGCTGCCGAGGAAGTTGAACGGGTCGGCGATCTTCATCATCGGCCCGGTGATGGGGTTGTCGCGCGCGCGCTGCGCGAGGCCGCTCTGCTTCGCGAGATAGAGCCCTCCCACCGCGGCGACCGGCGGCAGCCAGGAGAACGAGGCCGCCGCGCCCGCGCCGGCGCCCTCGCCCAGCGCCGCATAGCCGGCGGAGCCGTAGGCCGGCGCCGAGGCGCCGCCGAAGAGCCCGCCCAGGCCCGCGAAGAGCGGGCCGGCGGCCGAGGCGAGCGGCCCGGTGACCTGCTGGCGGATCTCGATGCGGAGGAGGTCGGTCTCGATCGTGTCGACCAAGTCCTTCAGGTTGGTCTTGCCGGTTTTCACGAACCGGAGCAGGGACTCCTCGGCCCCCTGAAACGCGTCGGTGAACAGCGTCTTCGACATCGCCGCGGAGTTCGTGACGACGTCGTTGTATTCATTCATGCCCTGCTTGACGCCGGTCAGCCAATCGCGCTCGGCGTCCGTGCGCGCCTTGATGAGGCCGGTGATCGCGCGCTTTCGCTGCTCCGCGCCCTGGATGATGCTGGCCATCGCCTGCTCGGCGCCGGGCAGAATCTCGCCGGTGTCGTCGCGCGGCAATCGCGCGAGCTGCTGCCGGAGGTCGAGCTCGATCGCCCGCACGGCGTTCGCCTTGTCGATCTCCCGGCTCGACAGGCCGATCAGGCCGATCTCGAAGCTGAGCTGGTCGGTCTGCGCACGCGTCGCATCGTTGCTGTCCTGCAGCGCCTTGCGCCCCTCTTCGATCGCGCGCGTGTAGTTCTCGGTGTAGTCGGCGGCGACCTTCTGCCTGAGCTCGACCGCTTTGTAGGCATCGATCTTCTTCGCCACGTCGAGCAGCTGGTCCTTGTCCGCGTCGCCGAGCTTGCGCAGCGTGCCCTCTTGCGTCTCGTACATCACCGTCGCGGCGCTGCCGGAATGCGTGAGATCGAAATACTGCTTGTTCAGCGACTGCAGCGTGGTCTCGAAGCGCTTGTGCAGGGCGTCGCTCTCGCCCAGCGGGTTCTTGACCTCCGTCGGGATGCCGCCGCCGGCGAACTCGAAGAAGGGGGAGTTGGGGTCGCGGCCGGCCTGCGCGAGCTGCGACTCGGCGAGGCGACGGAAGTAGCCGGCATCCTTTTCGAGTTGCTGCAGCCGGCGCGCCCCGGCGGCGCGCTCGACCTTGGCGGTGTTGCCGAAGGAGAACGTCGGCGCGTTGTCAATGTCGGCCTGCGAGAGATCCGGATATTTGCCCCGGATCTTGGCTATCTCCGACTCGGCGGCGGTGAGTGCGCCCATCGGGTCGGCGTTCTGCTTATCGGTCGCGGAGAAGAAGATGCGGAGCGCCCCGGATAGATCGCCGGCCGCGAGGCGAGCGGCGACCATCTGATCGGTGACCTTCGTGAGCCAGGGCAGGAGCTCGTTCGCGAAGGCAATTTTCGCCTGCTCGCTTGCAGAGGAGAGGGAGCGCAGGTTGTCCTCGAAAGCCTTCGCCGCCTTCGCCTGCTCGGTGGTGACCTTCGTCTGCTGCTCGCCCGCGCGCGCCAGCTCATAGAGGAACGGCAGCATGTTGGCGCCGGACTTGCCCAGGACCTCCTGGGCGAACGCCGTGGCGAGCGTCTGGTCGCGCATCAGCGAGAGCTTCTGGCCGAGCTCGCGCATCACGTCCTGCGCCGGGCGCAGGGCGCCGGTCGCGTCGGTGGTCGAGATCTTCAGGGTGTTGAAGACCTTCGCCGCCTTGGTCGTGCCGTCGCCGGCCTCGGCCATCGACTTCGACAGCTTCTGCATGCTCGTCGCCACGTCGTCGAGGCTGGTCTCCGACGACTGGGCGACCGGCTTGAGCTGCGACATTACCTCGACGGTGGTGCCGGCGCTCTGCGCGAGCCGCAACATCGCCGTCTGCGCGGTGAAGGCGCTGTTCACCCAGGAGGCGAAGAAACCGGCTGAGAATGTGACGCCGAACGCCGCGAGCGCTGATTTCGCGACGTTGATCGAGCGCTCGATATCGCCCATCGAGCGCTGCACGATCGACGTCGCCTGCGTCATATCCTGCTGCAGGCGGGCGAGGTTCGTCGCGATGTCGACGATGAGTTGACCGGCTCTCATGTCATGTTTTCGCCTTGGGGGTTCGCTCCGAGAACGCCTTGAGGGCGCCCGCTTCCATCACCTGCAGCTGCTCGAAGAGCTCCGGCGTCACGGACACGCCGGCCAGCTCGAGGCCGTCGCGTACGCGGGTGTAATCGAGGCCGGTCGGGCCGCCCATGCCCGTGGCCCACTGGGTCTGCACCTTGAGGAAGGCCTGCACCGCAGGCCAGTTTTCCGGCCATACCTCGAAGGTGGGATTCTTCGCGCCGAGCTGCTGCGCGACCTGCCCCTCCTGCACACCGAGCTTGCGCAGGTCCTCGCGCGCCGCGTCGAGGCCGTCGCCACCGCGCACCCAGTACGCGGCGGCCTCGCTCAGTTTCCCAGCGGGCCCGTCACCGCGCCCTTCAGCCAGGCCTTGATGATCGCGCCCTCGGCGCCGGGCTCGAGCAGCAGGGCTGTGCGGTTGACGTCGTTCACCTCGAGCGGCTTGCCGTCGGCGTCGGCGATCCCGCTCCAGCCGACGAAGATCTCGTCGCACATTTCGCGATCGGAGCGCTGCTTGCCCATGAGCTCGCGGATCTTCGACTGGTCCAGGCGCTTGAACTCGCCGACGAAGTCGAAGGCGTCCAGGCCGCCGGCGTCGTTGGGGCGCCGGATCTCGACCTTGAACTTGAACGTGGTGGCGCGGGAAAGCTGGTACGGCATCGGATGCCTTTCAGGTGAAGACGATGGACCAGTCGTCGTTGAGCGTGTTGGACGGCGCGTGCTCGATGTCCATCTCGAGCGTCGCGATGCCGCGGATGTTGCCGCGGCGCGGGTTGGTGAGGCGCGCCTGCGCGCCGTTGAACTGCATCTTGTTGCCCGCCACGGTGCCGTGCGTGAAGGTGAACAAGCCGGTGGCGCCCGAGTCGACGATCGAGAAGTAGTCCTTCTGCGCGATCGTCGGGTGCTCGATCACCACGCGCCCGGTCGGCAGCCGGTTGGTGAGGAACACCTGCTCGCTGCCACCCGGGAAGGACTGGTAGTCGACCGCGTTCGCGGCGTCGAAGTCCGCTTCCTGGAGGCCGCAGGCGAAGCCGTGCAGCGTGATCGGCGTGGTGTTGGTCTTGTTCATCGGCAGCGGCGCGACGTGGGACGTCAGCGTCAGCGTCGGCAGCGCGGTGTCCGTCGGCGTCGAGTAGAAGCCGATGAAGCGGAAGTGGAAGACCGGGATGTCCTCGTTGCGCATCATGAGCTGCACGCTGCCGCGGCACCCGATCAGCTTCTGCTGCAGGCCGTCGACGTTGACGTAGATCGTCACGCCCTCGAAGGCCGCCGAGATCGGCGCGTAGGTGACGCTGGTCACCGCGACCACCGTCTCCGACATGCCGCAGGCCCGCAGCAATGCGCCATAGGGCGGCGGCGTGCCGGCGGCCGAGGCGCCGGAGACCTCGACATCGAACTCGATCTCGGCGCGCTTGGTGGCGGTCTTGCTCGAGAAGCGGCCCAGGGAGGGCAGCGCGACCTGCTCGCGCGAGGCGTACGTGACCTGCTCCGGGCGCCACTGGATGTTCTTCACCAGCACCGCGTTCGAGGCGCCGGTCGGGACCGGGTCGGTGCCGTAGGTGGCTTCGATCTTGGCGATGATTGCGCGTTTTTCGTCGATCATTGGCATGGCGCGTTACTCCTTTTTTCGTGGTGGCGGTTGGCCGGGAGCTAGACGTCGGCGTCCGCCGCCGCCGGCGCGGTCGGCGCGTTCCGCTCGGATTGCGGCTCCGGGATCTCGGTGCGCTCGACGAGCGTGCGCTTGCCGGTCTTCGGATCGAAGACATAGGAGCCGCCCTGGCCTTGGAATGCGTCGCCGTGCCAGGGGGGCTGATTGCTGCTGTTGGTTTCCATGTGCAGGTGCCTCCTTTTCAGTTGTGGAAGAACTCGAGCTCGAACTCCTCGGCGAATTGCCCGAGCTCGAGATCGAACCAGTCGCTGCCCTCGCCGGTCGTGCGCGCGTCGTCGATCGAATGGCCGCTCGAGGCGCCGTGAAAGCGCTGGTAGGCGAGGCGCACCTGCTCGATCACCTGCTTCGCCTGCAGCGCCGTGGCGCCGTAGGCGGTGAAGCGAAAGCGCGTGTGGTACCAGCCCGAGTCGAAGAACCACCCGGCGATGGCCTCGGGGCGGTCTTTCTCGAACACCACGCGCGGCACGGCGTGCTCGGTCTCCTCGGCGGTCGGGAAGAGGCGCGCGGCCGAGCCGCTGCCGATGAGCGCGCCCAGGCCGGCGTGCGCGCTGCCGATCGCGAAAATGGCCTGCTCGATCATGAGAACCACCCGTAGCGCGTCACCTGCCAGGCGAGCTCGTCCTGCATCGCGTCGAGCGCGGCCGCGGCGCCCTCCTCGAGCGCGGGCCCGAGGAACGGCTCGGCGTGCGCGCCGGGGTGCTGGACCACCTCGCGGAAGAGCCCGGCGAGGAACAGCGACTTCGCGCCCTTGGGGCGGATCTCGTGCGGCTTGGTGCCGAGCTCGACCATGAGCGCGTAGAACGGATCGTCTTTCTTCTTGTTGCGCCCGGCGATGACGCGCGCCGTGAGCCAGCCGCCGCGCCGGACGATCGTGACCCGGATCGACCGCGCGAGGCGCCCCGAGACCTTGCGCACCTTGATGCGCGCGATGTCGCGCACCACAACGCCGCCGCGGCGCAGCACCGGCGTCATCGCCTGGCGCTGCAGCTTCTCCGGCCAGTCGCGCATCGCGCGCGCGAGCTCGCGCATACCGTGGACGATCTCTTCGGCCATCAGACGTTGCGCTCCTGGAGCTCGAGGTCCAGCTCGCGGTCGCGGCTGTCGATGTTGTTCACCGCGAGAATGTCCAGGATCCGGCCGCCGAGCGTCACGCGCATCTTGGTGGTGACGCCGGCGACGTAGCGGCCGCTCGCGACGAGCTCGGCCTGCGCGTGCACCACGCGGCCGCGCAGCATCTGCCCGCCCTTCACCTGCTCGAGCCTGCAGTACCAGGTGGCGACGTAGTCGCTCCAGCTCGCGATCTCGCCGCCGATGGAATCGCGCGTCGGCGTGTTCTGCTGGATCTTCGCCGCGGTGCGCAGCTTGCCGGCGCGCATCGCTAGTACAGCACCAGGCGGAAGGGATCGAGCAGGCCGTCGAGGAACTCGATCGGCAGCTCGCTCGCGGTGATGCGGGTGTCCACCGTGACGGATTCGCGGTTCTCGTACAGGGTGCCGATCGCGAGCTTCATCCAGCTCTTGACCCCCTCGGGAATGACGCCGATGAAGCTCTCGCCGGTCCCGGTGTCGGTCAGGTTGATCGCCGCGCCGCCCGAGGTCGCGGCGAGCTTGTAGAGGCCGGCGCCCGGCACCGACTGGACGAAATAGTCCGTCATCGGCTGCAGCGGCGCGGGCAGCGCGCCGTCGCGGTTCGAGAGGCGCACGGCGTCGCCCACGACGAGGGTCTTCCACCCGGGCACGCTGATCGTGTCCGCCGTGGCGTCGGCGGTGAGCTTGGCCGCGTCGCCGGCGTCGAAGGTGACGCCGACCGCGCCGATCTGCGGCACGACGTTCGCCGGCCACACCTGGCCGAACGGCGGCGTGAGGCGCGCCGGATCGCCCGCCAGGTCCGTGACGTAGTCGGTGCCCAGCGTCAGGGTCTGCAGGACGCCGGCGAGGTCGGTGTACTGCACGCTCGCGATCTGCAGCACCGCGCCGCGCGGCACCAGGATCGCATTCGGCGGCAGGCCGTAGACGCGCCCCCAGGGCACATATGCGGCGCAGCCCTGGCCGGGGAAGCTGTCCAGCACCAGCTTCCAGCGCGCCGCCAGGATCTGCCGCTGGCACTTGAGCTCGGCGTAGGCGCGCGCCGCCGCGATCAGCCCGGTGATCAGCGCGTCCTGCGAGGTGTCGCCCGAGGGCACGCGCAGGTGCGCGCGCGCCTCGCTGAGCGACAGCGGCTCGGCGGTCGGCGGGGTGACGAGCTGCAGCGGCATGCGGACTCCTGGGCTTCAGCCTTTTGTCCAGGCGTCTGCACGACGCCTCGAAAAAAGGCCCGGGAACGGGTCCCGGGCCGGCACGAGAGGGAGATTGAGTCGGCCGGCGCTTAGCCGGCCACCTGCGCGACCGAGGTCGGGTTGAAGGCCGAGGCGTCCTCGAAGCTCGTGCCCCCGAGCACCGAGCCGCTGATCAGCGTCGCCGCGGTGCCGACGGTGATCGAGAGCTGCACGAAGGCGAAGTTGTTGTTCACGTCGAGCTCGTCGTCGGCCAGGTTGATGAGCGCCTGGCGGTTGTTGCCGCCCGCGGCGACGAGCTGCGTGATCGCCTTGCCGGTGATGTCCTTCGCGCCGGTGCCGCTCGAGTCGGTGGCCTGCTGCAGCTTGGCGTCGACGGTGGCCGAGGCGCCGAACACACCGACGTTGACGACGGCGAGCAGGCGCTTGACGTCCTTCATCGCCACCCAGCCGGAGTTGGCCGTGCCGACGCCCTGCGACACCGGGCTGATGGTGGCGAGGTCCGCCAGCGCTTCGGAGAGTTTCTGGTTGAACGTTTGCATGGTGCGTGCTTCCCGAAAAAGGCCGGATGCGGCGGCGCCGAAGGCTGCGCGCCGCCGCTAGCGGCCCCGCGATTGCGTGGTCCGCCGGGCGTCAGCGGTTCTGGAGGATGAGGTAGGGCGAGAGCTTCGGCGTGCCGACGTTCTGCGTGATGGCGGCGGCGATCTTCGACTTGCCGTCGACTCGGAACGTCATGCGCAGCGCCATCGCGTCGGCGTCGAAGTAGAGGTGCATCGAGGTCGCGGTCTGCGGCCCGCCCTTGGTGATGGTCTGGTAGTACGAGAGATCGTGCAGCTGCACATCGCCCAGGCCGCTGAAGGCCGCGGCGTGCTGGCTGATGATGACCGGCCGGCCGAGCAGCGTGCCGAACGGGCTCTTCGCGAGCGGGCCCTGGCCGGCGCCGAAGGGCAGGTAGTACGGAAAGCCGCTCGAGTTCAGCGTGAACAGCGCGCCGAGCACGGTGTTGTGGATCATCCAGAACGCCGAGCCGTACGAGCCGTTGGGCAGCTGCGCCATCATGTTGGCGAGGTTCAGGATGGTCAGCGTGTTCGCCGCCTGGCCCGAGTCCTTGCTCACCGTGACCACCGCGCCGCTCTTCGTCACGCCCTGCGGCTGGCCGGCGCCGGTACCGTTGATGATCGCGTCGTTCACCTTCCAGCGCAGCGAGCGGGCGAGCAGCTTCGGCAGGTAGCTCGAGAGCGCCCGCGCGTCGCCGGCGAGCTCGTCGGTCACCGGCACCAGGCCGAGCAGCTTGTGCAGGCGCAGCGCCAAGGTGCTGAGCTTCGGCTTGTTCTGCGTGCCGGCGGCGGCTTCCGCCTGCCAGAACATGCGCACGCCGTCCGTGCCCCAGGGCGTGGTCTCGTCCTTCGGGAACACCATGCCGTTGCCGTCGTCCAGGTCGACGTTGTCGGTGTACGGCAGGAAGGAGTCCTCGCCCAGCGACAGGACGAAGATGTCGTTCGCGAACTGCGGCGGGATCAGGAAGCCGCCGTCCACGCCGGAGAGCTCGTTGCCGAAGGTGGTCGGCGCGGCCGCCTTGTGGAAGCTGCCGTCGGGCGCGACGTCGCCGAACACCAGGCGCTCGTCGATCCGGCCGCCGGAGCGGATCGCGATCGAGCCGAGCAGCACCGCGCGCGCGTATTCGCCGAAGGCCTTGAAGCCCATCTTCGGATCGTTGGCGGCGTTGTCGGTGACGCTGACCGTGCCGTCGGGCAGATGCGCCGTGCCGAGCTGCGCCTCGCTCGCGACCAGGTCGGCTTCGCGGACGATCGCGTCGTCGAGCGCGTCGCGCTGCGCGCGCAGCGCCGCATACTGCGTCTGCTGCTCGGCGGTGAACTGGTTGTCGCCGGCGGCGGTGCTGAGCTCGCGCATCTTCGCGACGACGTCGGCCTTCTTGCGCTGCAGGGCGCGGATCTGGTTGCTCGAGACGACCGCCGCGCCGCCGACGCCGGCGGCGAGGACCGAGCTGCCGAGCGAAGCGAGATCGAGCGGGGTGAACAGCAGCTGCTGCGCTTCGGGTACCGCGAGCACGGCGATCGCGAGCAGCGCCGCGAGGCCGAGCAGCGCCAGGTGCGACTTCTTCATTTGGGGTTCTCCAGGATTGTTGTGGTGAAGGTAGGGACTGCACGCACCGCCGGCGGCCGTCGGGCCGCCCGTCGCCGCCGCTCGTCGGAGCGGCGGCGCTTAAGAGCCGGTGCCCCGCTCTAGAAATCTCTGTCGCGCAGCTGCGCCGGGCTCGCCTTGGCGTGCGGCGCCGGCGCCTGGGCGCGCGCGCCGCCGGGGCGGCCGCGCGAGACGAGCTCGCCGAGGACCTGGTCGAGCGTGGCGACGCGGTCGGCGAGGCCTTCCTTGACCGCGCGCGCCGAGCCGAGCGTGCGGCCCTCGCCGAAGCCTTCGCGCACCGCCTTCTGCGCGACGTTGCGGCCGCGCGCGATGTCCTTGACCATGGTCTCGTAATAGGCGTCGACGCGCTCCTGCAGCGCGGCGCGCGCCTCCGCGGTCAGCGGCCCCGCCCCTTCGGCCTTGTACTTGCCGGCCGAGACCACGGTGCGCGTCACGCCTTTCGCCTCCTCCGCCTTACTGTCGTCCTTGTGCTCGGTGATGACGCCGATCGAACCCGCCTCGCCGCTCGGCGTGATCACGACCTCGCTCGCCGAGGCGCTGAGCCAGTAGGCGGCGCTCGCCGCCTGCGAGTTCGCCACGGCGATCACCGGCTTCGCGGCACGCGCGTCGTAGATCTGCTGCGCGAGCTCGCTGATGCCGTAGACGCTGCCGCCCGGGGAATCGACGTCGAGCACGATCGCGGCCACGGTCTCGTCCGCCACGGCGGCGTTGAACGCCTGCGCCAGGCGCGCGACGGAGGTCCCGCCCGGGCCGCTCACGTCGCTCACCATGTTGCCGCGCTGCGTGAGGATGCCGTAGACCGGCAGCACCGCCACCACGCCCTGGCCGGCGCGCGCGGCGGCGGCGCGCCGCTGCGCGACGACCTCCGGCGCTTCGCCGATCGCGGCGCGAATCTCCTCGGCGGAGAGCTGCACGCCCGCGGCCCAGCGCTCGAGCACCTCGCACATCACCGCGTACGCGTGCGCCTGGATGGCCCAGGGAGTGCTGTAAAACTCGGCGATCAGCAGGTTTCTCATGTCGGCGCTTCTCCTTGTTGTTCAACCCGCCTGTGCTTGTTCTCGAGCGGCTACCATGGATTCCTCCGTACGTTGCTCCACAGTTGCGACGCCGTCCTTGACCTTGATAACGCGTAACCACCATCCGGGTGGCGTCGGCTCGCCGAGGGCCCGCAGCAATGCGCCGGAAATCTTGACGCCGTACACGGTGGCGACGTCGGTCGCGTCGTCCAGCGAGACGTTCTCCGAAAGCTTTACTTCCGGTCGTGCCGCTTCCAGCTCCGCGATGTGGCAGTGCGCGCACTTGCCGCTGCGGAATAGCTGCCCGGCAGCACCGCATGCGCAGGTGCCATAGGTGATCTGCTCGCTCATCGTCGTTTCTCCAGAATTTTTTAGGCCCGTTCGCGCGCCGCCGTTATGGGGCGCGGCGCAGCAGCCATTCCTCGTCGCGCACCCGGCGCGCGCGGCGCGCCCAGGCGACCGTTCCCGTCGCATCGACGCCGTCGGAGTCTTCGTCCAGCTCCGCGGCCGCCATACGCGGCAGCCGCGGCGGGTTGCGCCGGCCGCGCGTGGCGAACGCGACCGGAAAGGTGAATGTGCTCGCCGGCTCGAATGGCGTCTCGACGGCGACGGCACCGAAGACGACGTCGGCGTCCTCGAGCAGCGCGGCGTCCGCGGTGATCGGCTGCGTGTCGGCGACCGTGCCGCTCGCCGCGATCGCGTCGTCGTCCTCCGCGAGCGCGGCGCTTGCCTGGACCAGCACCGCCGCGGCGGCGGCCAGCGCATCGACGTCCTCGACGAGCGCGGCGCTCGGGGTAACGAGCACCCCGGCGGCGGCCGCGAGGCTGTCGTCCGCCTCCGTTAGGTTCGCCGTGCTGGCGATGGGCGCGACGCCCGTCGCGCTCAGTGCATCATCGGCCTCGGTGAGCGCCGCCGTGCCGGTAACCAGCACGGCGGCTGCGGCGGCGAGGCTATCCCCTGCCTCGCCGAGTGTTGCATCGCCATTGACGAGGACCGAGACCGCCGCGGCAAGGAGGTCGTCGCCCTCCGTAAGTGCTGCATCGCCGTTGACCGCGCCGCCCGCGGCGACTGTCGCGTCGCCGAAGAGCGGAGCCGGCCTGAAGCCGGGCCCGAAGGGCGCGCGATTCGGCGGCCCGAACGGCATCTAAAGCCCGGGAGCTAAGATGTACTCGGACGTGACCACGAGCCAGTCGATGACCGTTGCTGCAACGCCAGTGACCTGCACACCGATGCTGTTGCCGGTGATCACGAGCGATACATCCCACGCCGCCGCGCCCGCATCCTTCTGCACGGTGCCATTCACCGGTGGCGCAATCGCGGTGGGTACACCAGCCTCGCGCCCGCCGTTCGCGACAATGCGCCAGGACGCGCGCACTCCGCCGGCGGTCCTGGCGAGCACCAGCACCCCCAGCGAACCCACCGACGTGGGCGGCAGGTCAATCGTCGCCACGACGGTCGGCGTGGCGTCGGCGGTCTGCCTGCGGTAAGCGTTCTCCTCGCCGTAGAGCTCGCGCGCAATGTTCGCCACGGTCAGAACCCCCGGATCGCGTGAACCACGATGTCGCTACCGGCGAGCAGGTTCCCGGCGCCGCCCGAGTCGAGCCGCATGCGGCTAATCTGCCCGCTGGTGGTCGCCCAGATGCCAGCGCCCTGCACGATGGTCGGCGCCGTCGCCGCCGCTTCCGAGCCGCTGTTGCCGGTCCAGATGCCGGACTTCACCTGGCCGGATATGTTGCGCACCCACATGCTGGTGAACGCGCGCGCGGCGGTGATCGCGCTCGCCGCCACTTTCCAGCCTGCCGCAGTCGCCGCGACCTGGGTCACCGGCGCACCGTTCCCCTCCATGTTGGAGTTCGAGTAGTTCGTCGTTCCGGTGTCGAGCGTCGGATTGCCGAGCTGCACTTGGGCAATCTGGCTCGCCGAGTAGCCGGCGATGCGGATCTTCGTCCACAGCCAGTTTTCCGGATCGAAGACCCCTGTATCGATCGTGGTCGACGCGCCGGCCGCGTTGTTGTTAGAAGCGACCACGGCCATGCCGGCCTGGCCGACGTTAAAGATGAGCGTGTCGGCGAGGCGCGGATCCTCGACCATCGCCCACAGAAGCGCGCGCAGGCGGCGCAGGCGCGTCCAGAACGACTCGCGCGGACGCGCGAGATGGTGCGGCTCGGCAATATCCATCTGCGCGGCGAGCGGCATCATCAGCAGGATTGGTGAGGTGCGCATGTCAGTTCGGCGAATCCACGGTGTACTGGTGCAACTGGATCGAGTTGCCGGAGTTGGCGATCGACCAGGTCGCCATCAGGTCGAGGACCTGCGCCGCGGTCGCGTCGAAGTTGCTCCCGACCGCCGGCGCCGAGGCCGGCATCCCGAAGCACCCCATAGTGCCGGCGGGCGAGCTCACTACGGATTCCGACTGCCAGAACCCCTGGTGCATGAAGTTCGCCGCCTGGCCGACCGCACGCAGCGTGAGGTACCACTCCAGGATCCACGCGACGTTGGTCTTCGCGGTCGTGTTGAGCGTGATGGCGCCGCTCGTCGCCACCACCACGTTGCCGAGCTTGAGGTCGAAGGTGAGCGTGCCCGGCGTGGTGACGATGTTCGATACTCGACCCGCGGCGAACACCGCCAGCCGATCGCCCACCTTGGAGAATTGCCCACCAGAGAACGGAAACTTCGCCGCGAGCGGCAGGATGGACGTCTGCGCCGTGCTGTTGGCGAGCGCCGTCCCGTCGCCCTGCGCTTCGATGATCGGCGCGTACCAGCCCTGTCTCACGCGCCGGCTTTCTTCTGCTCGCGACGGGTCTTGGCCGCGGCGCCGTGCGCCTTGACCATCGACGCGACCCGCGAGAGCGCGTTCTCGACTTCCTTCGCCGTGGCGTCGTCGTGCTCGGCGATCGACTTGATCGCCGCCTCGGCGAGCTCGAGCTTGCGGTCGAGGTCCATCAGGCGTTCCCCGCGGTGATCGAGAAGGTGTTGACCGTGACGGTCTGCCCGCTCGCGATGTTGGTGTTGTCGAGCGAGAGGTCGCCCGAGCCCTGCCCGCAGGTGCCCTGCAGGTGGCAGGTGGTGCCGGTCGAGTCGTACAGGCGCCAGCTCGCCGCCGTGCCGGAGGCCGAGGCGGTCGCCGACCAGGTGCCCGACTTCGCCTTCGAGCCACTCGCGGCGTTGCCCATCCAGTCCGAGGGCAGCGTCATCGACACGAGCGTGCCGGCCGGATCCGCCGCGGCGCAGTTCGCCGGCACGGCGCCGGAGAAGATCTTCAGGATCGGCGCGGTGCCGACGGTCGTCTCGATCGAGTCGAGGCGCGCATTGCGCACGCTGACCGATTGCTGGAGGGCCATCGCGCTACTCCTTCGTCACGCGCCGCACCGAGCGCAGGATCTCGCCGTCGGGCCCGCGCTCGATGTCTTCGGCGGTCTCGAGCGGATAGCCGCGGATATGGTTGTTCACCACCGGGGCCGGCTGCGGCGGCACATGGACGGTCGCGCCTTGGACGGTGACCGGCACGATCGGCGCCGGCTGCGTCGGGACGTTGACCGTCGAGCCCCCCACCGCCACGTTCGTCACCGGCGCCGGCTGCTTCGCGATCGCCCGGGCGAGGCCGCTGATCGCCGCGGCGGTGGTGTCCTGTGCAGACATCTGGACCCCGACGCGCGCCGCGAGCTCGGCGGCCGCGGCGTGGTCCCAGGCCTCGAGCAGCGGCAGGATCGTCTCGCCGGTCACGGGCCCCGCCGCCCCGGCGGCGACATCGCGCTCGGTGGCGTCCTGGAGCTCGCACAGCTGCCGGTCGCACCAGGCCGCCGCGATCTCGGTGGCGCATAGCAGGCTGTCGCGCACGTAGGCGATATGGCCGCCGTAGAACTCCCCCATCCAGGCGCGCCAGGCCTCGGCGCTGTGGCCGTGACGCTTGAACGCGGTGCGCGCGGCCGACGTTTCTTTGCGCACCACCCGCCCCGCGATCGAGAACGTGAGCGCCCGCGCGCGGGCGTCGGCGGCGTCGTCGGGCTCCGTCGCCGGGTCCGGCTCGGGATCCGGCTCGGTGCCCGCCGGCACCATGTTCATGGGCTGGAGCGGCTCGTCGAGTCCGGGCAGCGGGTCGAGGCCTTCGCGCACGCGCGCCTCGTTGCGCATGAGCCAGCCGGCCTGGATGCCGGAGTTGTAGAACTCGCCGCGCGCCTCCATGTCGCCGCGCGCCAGGCTGTCCATGTCGAACTCGAATTCCAGCCCTTCGTCGCGTTCCTCGTCGGTGAGGAGCTGGTCCTCGATGGCCGCCTCGAGGCATTCGACCCACTCGCGCAGCGTGTAGCGGTCGAACTCGATCGACAGCTGCTCGATGTTGTTGTTGGTGGCCTTCTCGAGCGCGAAGGCGATATGCGGCGGCACGCCGAACCAGCGGCAGATGTCGATCGCCTTGTCCTTGCGGCCCTCGAGGAACTGCGCATCGGTGTTCTTGATGCCGAGCTCGTGCAGCTTCATGCCGCCTTCCATCACCGCGGCCTTGCCCCGGTTGGCGCCGTTCAGCCCCTGCTGATAGCTCTCGAGGAAGGCCTTGCGCGCGTCCTTGTCCTTGAACGTGCCCGGGTACTCGATCCACACGCCCGGGCGCGCGTCGTTGGTGATGAACCGCGCGCCGTATTGCTGCTGGGCGAGGCCTTCGCCGATCGACTCGCGGCCGAGCTCGATCACCGAAAGGCCGGTGAGGCCGTTCGTCTGCAGGCCGGTGAGCTTGAACACCGCGCCCGGCGGCAGCGGCTCGGGCGTGCCGTCCGGCAGCGTGTGCACATAGCGGTAGGCCCCCGAGGTCAGGACCTCGACCTTCATGCGGTCGGGATGCAGCGGCAGGAGCTCGGTGATGTCGCCCTTGCCGTCGACGAAGATGCGGTTGTAGCCGGTGCCGCGCAGCGCGACGTGGCCGATCATCATCGCCAGCCACTCGAACGAGTTCTGCCAGCGGTTCGCGCGCCCGCACAGCAGCCGCATCAGCGGATGCTTGCGCACCACTTCGCGCCCGCGGCCTTCGGCCTTCGGCTTGCGGATGCACCGCGGCAGCGAGGCGATCGTGCCGGACAGCACGCGCAGGCAGCGATACACCACGGGCAGGTGGAGCGCCGTCTCGGGCGTGGCGGAAACGCCCGACGCGCTGCGCGAGATCGGCTGGAACCAAAAGTCGCCGAAGACGGAGCGATCGTCGCCACCGTCGGCGCGAAAGAGCGACAGCAGCATCAGCCGCGGCGGCCCAGCAGCGCGACTTCGAGGAGCGGCAGGACGATGAGCGCCGTGCCGCCCGCGATCGCGGCGACCGGGCCGCCGAACTGGGCCCAGAGGCCGGCGGCCAGGATCCCGAGGCCGGCGGCCTGCACGACGTCGAAGAAGATCGCGCGGTTCATACGAATATCACCTCCGTCGGGTCCGGTCCTTCGACCGGCTGGGCGAGCCAGCGCGAGATCGCCATGATGAGCGCGATCGCGGGGTCGATCTTTTTCGCCACGTCGTCTTTACGCGGGTAGATGTTGTCTTTCGCGTCGCGGTGGCACACCACGTTGGCGATCGCCCAGCCGAACACCGGGTCGCCGTCGTGATGGAAGCGCTTCGCGGTGACGAGCTCCTCGAGCTCCTTCATCGCCATGGAGAAGGGCAGCACGCGCGCCGGGCACTCGACCGCATTGAAGCCGTCGGCCAGGAGCTCGATCGAGAACTGCGTGAGCTGCGCCGGGTCGAAGTTCACTTCGGCGAGGTCGAACTTCGTGCGATCTTCGACCAGCTCCTCGCGCACGGCCTCGATGTCGAGCACGTTGCCGGGCGTCGCGCGGATCCGTCCCTCGCGCATCCAGGCGTCCAGGTGCTCGTTGCCCTTCTGCTGCACGTTCTCGGCGTTGGTGTAGCAGCGGCTGAACGCGTAATAGTGCGGGCCGTCGTCACGCCGGCGTCGAAAGACGCGCACCTTGGCGAAGAGGTCCTTCTTGAACGCGGCGTCGAGCGCGACGATGCAGCGCTCGCCGGCGAACTCGTCGATCTTGAGCGCCCGGTCGCCGCACGCGTCCCACTGGATCATGTTCATCCACGCGCTGTCGGCGTTCACCCAGACGTTCAGGCGCTTGGTGAGGAACTCGTTCAGCGCCTGCGCCTGGACCTGGGCGACGGTCGCCATGCGGCGCAGATCCTCGGGGTCGACCGAGATGCCGTAGAGCGGGTTCGCCTTCTTCCAGGTCGACTCGGCGAAATAGTCGTCGCCGTCGTCGATGGTGTAGATGATGCCGAAGAAGCTCTCGTCGTCGGCCGACTCGCCCTTCACATCGAAGCCGAGGCCGCCATGGCGCTTCAGCACCGCGTTCAGGATCTTGGTGAGGTACGTGCGCACGTCGAAACAGACGCCGGCCCGGTTCGAGCCCGCTGTCGTGATGGACCAGAGCAGCGGCTGAGCCCGCGATCCCCGGCCGCTGTCGAGCACGTCGTACACCGCGCGCGTCTTGTGCGCGTGCAGCTCGTCGATCACGGCGCACGAGACATTCAGGCCGTCCAGGCTGTCGCCGTCGGCCGCGAGCGGCTTGAAGGTCGACGCGGTGTCGCGCACCGCGAGCGCCTTGCGGTACACCTCGAGGCCGAACGTGGCGCGGAAGTCGGGCTCGAGCCGCGCCATCTGCTGCGCGATCGAGAAGACGATGCGCGCCTGCTCTTCCTTGGTCGCCGCGGAATACACCTCGGCGCCCATCTCGCCGTCGGCGACCAGCATGTAGAGCGCGATCGGCGCGAGCTTGGTGGTCTTCGCGTTCTTGCGCGGCACCTCTTCGTACACCGTGCGAAAACGCCGGCGGCCGTCGCTCTTGCGCACCCAGCCGAACACGCACGCCAGGCTGAACTTCTGCGCGGGCACCAGGCGGATCGGCGTGCCGGCGACCCAGTTCGCGCCGTCCTTGACATGCGGCAGCAGCTCGACGAACCGGATCACCCGGTCGGCGAGCTCGGCGCGCCACTCATAGGCCCACTCGGGGTCGTGCTCCCAGCGATCGAGGTCGTCCAGCTGCCGGCGGCACGCCGCCTTCACCCACTTGCAGGCCGGCACAACCCCGGCAAGCACGTCCTGCGCGTACTCGAGCGCTTCCGCTACGTGGTCGGCTTGAACTGTCCCCATCCGCCCTCCTGGGGCTTCTCGAAGCCCGGCAGAGAGCCCTGGCCCGCGTTGTCGCTCGGCGTGACGCGCGAGCGCGACGACGGCGACATGCCGAACTGGGCGAGGAACTTGTCCATGAACTCGAGCGCCCGGTTGCGGATCTGCAACTGCACCGAGATCTGCAGGTAGCCCGATGGCGTCTTGCCGATGCGGCCGGCGTCGCCCGTCTTGTCGCCCAGCGCTCGCGCCGCCTTGTTCAGCTCGGCGATGCGCTTCTCGGCCCACTCATAGTCGCCCCAGGCCGTGCAGTAGGCTGTGAGCGCGGCACGATCGATCTGGCTGACGAGTCCCAGGCTCGCCAGGTGCGGCGCGATCCGTTCCCACTCCGCGCGCGCTTCCTTCGACAGCGTCTTCGGAGGCGCCGGGATCTCGACGGTCGGTCGGATCGTCTCGTCCAGGAGCGCGGCGAGCTTGCCCTTCCCCTGGTTGCGCGGATCCCCGCGCACGAGCTGCAGCGCCACCGGCGCCGGCTTCGGTCCTCGCTCACCCATGCGCATTACCCCCTGCCTGAGATACCCCCCTGCCGAAACTCGCGGAGGGGAAAAGCTGTG